CAAAGGAAACAATGTTACATAACAAAAGATAGTTTTAATAGTATAATTGCAAAAAATTATATAGTGGGCATACTGCAATCAATTCAAAACATCTTTTCCAGACCTCAGAAAAAAGAACAAAGAAGTGTAAATTATCAACTTCCCTTTGGACCAACAACACAAGTTTCTCCAACAACAGCTTTAACTTTTTCTGCTGTTTGGGCTGCAATGAGATTACTTTCTGAAAGCGTTTCAACTTTACCAGTTGGAGTTTTTAGAAAAGAAAACAATGGAGATAGAGTAGAAGTGGATTCTGATTTATCTTTTTTAGTTAAATACCAACCTAATTCATATCAAAACAAAATAACTTTTTACGAAAAGATTATGATGGATATGTTATCAGATGGAAATTCTTATGTTCAAATTGTAAGAAATAGAAACGGGAGAGTATTAGAATTGATTCCATTAAACTATGTGAATGTTGATACTTATGTTTTAGACAATAAACTTTATTATAGAGTTGATAAATCTGGAGAAACTTATGACTCAGAAAACATTCTTCATTTCAAATTGATTACAGGACCAGATGGTATTAGTGGACTTTCGCCAATTCAGCAATGCAAGAACGCTATTGGATGGGGTATGGATGTGCAAGAGTACAGTTCAACATTCTTTAAGAATGGTGGAAAATTGTCGGGGATATTGGAATCAGATAGAGCACTGTCAGAACAGGCCATAGATAGATTGAGGAATAGCTTCAATAAAAATTATGGAACTTTGAATGGTAGTAACCAAACGGCAGTATTAGAGGAGGGATTGAAATACAAAAGCATATCCGTTACTCCAGATCAGGCCCAGTTTTTGGCGTCCAGAGAATTTAGCGTGCAAGAAGTCTGTCGTATTTTCTCAATCAAACCTCACATGCTGGCTGATTTAAGTAAATCAAGTTTTAATAATATAGAAATGCAAAATCAGGAATATGTAACTTATTCTCTCATGCCTTTTATTTCAAAAATAGAATTGGAGATGAGTCTTAAATTATTTAGAAGAAATGCTATTGGAAGAGAATATATTAAGTTTAATGTAAACGGATTACTTAGAGGAAACGTAAAAGATAGAGCAGATTATTATAAAACTGCAATTACAAATGGATGGATGAGTATTAATGAAGTAAGACAAAAAGAAGATTTAAACAAAATAGATTCTGGAGATGAAAATTATCTTCAAATGAATATGACTACAATAAACAAAATTGGAACAGATGGAGAAGATTAAAATCTGGGACAAAAAATATAACAATACAATTATGGAAAAAAGAATATTTAACATTGAAAACAGATTTGAAACAAAAGAAGATAATCAAGATGTCGTTGTCGGATATGGAAGCATATTTAACAGCAGATCCGAAAACTTGGGAGGATTTTATGAGTATATATCTCCAACTGCAATTAGTCAAGAAACAATTGCAAGATCAGATGTGCGTGCATTAATTAATCATGATGAATCATTAATTTTAGCACGTTCTACAACTGGAACTCTTGATTTAACTGTTGATGAAAAAGGTTTAAGATATGAATTTTCTATTCCAGAAACTTCTTATGGAAAAGACTTGGCTATTAATATGAAAAATGGAAATATAAACCAAAGTTCATTTGCGTTTACTGTTGGAGCAGATGAATGGAGTACAGATGATGAAGGGAATGATATTAGAACTATAACTTCTATTGATAGATTGTATGATGTAGCTGTAGTAACATATCCGGCATACAGTCAAGCGGATTCTGATTTAGTAGTAGCTCAAAGAGGTTTGGCAATGTATAAAGAAAAACAAGAAATAAAAGAAGAGGAAACAGATTTGGTTGCGCGTTCGTTGGCGAAACTAAAAATTGAATTAATAAAACGAACAAAATAATAATAATAATAAAAAATTTTTTAAAATGAAATCAAGTATTGAATTGAAAGAAATGAGAAATGATATTATTGATTCTTTAGAAATAATCAAAGAAACTGCAACTGCAGAAGAAAGAGATTTGACTTCAGAAGAAAATGATAACATGGATTCACTTCTAAAAAATGCAGATGAATTAGCTGCAAAAATTGAAAGAGCTGAGAAAGTTGAAACTGAAATTAGAAATAATGTAAAGTTAGCTGGAACTCCAGTTCAAAAAGTAAACACTGATAAAGCAACAAGAGGATGGAGTTTATTTAAAGCTGTTAGAGAAGTTTCTAATGGTGGACAACTTACTGGGATTGAGGCAGAAATGCATCAAGAAGCAGAAACTGAAGCAAGAAAAGGTTTACAAGGTATTGGTATTCCAACAATGTTAAAAGAAGAAAGAGCTGCAATTGATCAAGGAACTTCTGCAATTGCTCCAACTGCTGTTGGTGCTTATGTAGATAGTTTAGCTGCTTCTGGTCTTTATAATAGAGTTGGAATCAATGACTTAGGAACGGTCGCAGCCGATACTGTACTTCCTATTGCTGGAGGTTCAACTGTTGCGTGGGCTGCTGAAAACGCTGCTTCTGCTGATGGTGGCGCAGACTTTGGAAAAGTAACATTATCTCCAAATAGATTAACTGGTTATGCAGATTTATCAAATGTTATATTAGCTCAAAACGGACCTGCTGCTGAAGCATCTGTTATGAGAGATATGGGAAGAAATATGGCAACTCAAATTGACGCTGCTATGTTTGGTTCTTCAAATGTAACAAGTGCTCCTGGTTGTATAGTTGGAACTTCAGGAACTTTAACATTTACTGAAGCTACTTTTGCTACTGGTTCAATTGCTTCTGATATGTTAGAAGCTATTCAAACAGTTGCTGATGACCATGGATTAGATGGAAATCTTTCTTTTGTTAACTCTTGGGAGCTTTATTCAGCTATCAAGAAAGAAGCTCAAGTTTCTTCAACTTATCCTTTATATGTAGATGATAGGTTAGCTGGATATCCAGGATATTTCTCTTCTGCTCCTGCTTCTTCTGCTGGTGCGTCTGGGGATGGAATGTTCGGGGATTTTGGTAGAGTTTATTTTGCTCAATTTGGACCATCAAACATAATTGTTGATCCTTATTCTGCAGCTGGAACTGGTTGTGTTCGTTTAATTATGAACAACTACTTTGACTGGGGAGTTGCTTCTGGTGCTTCTTTTGTTAAATATACTACTTTAACAGCGTAACACAATAGTAATAATTTTTAAAAAGGGCTGGTTTCAAAGCCAGTCCTTTTTTTTTAAAACTAAATTAAAATGCATAGAAGTTTAAAAGTTGATATCACACCAACTACTCCATTATTTACAACTGCTCAAGCTAAGTATTTCCTTAAAGTTGATACTACGGCAGATGATACTTTAATAGATAATTTAGTTTTTGCGGCAACAGAATCTTGCCAAATTTATACAAATCAATATTTTATTAGACACACTGTCTCCCAATATTCAGATAATTGGGATGGTATTTATACACTGTATAAAAGTCCAGTTTCTGCAATTACTCATATCAAATATTATGATACTGACGATACAGAACAAACTTTAGCTTCTGCAAATTATATTTTAGATGATGTTTCAAAACCTGCAAGAATTGGTTTGGCTGTAGATGGAGAACTACCATCCTTATCAAAAAGAATAAACGCTGTTCATGTTAAATATACAGTTGGATATGGAACAGCCTCAACAGATGTTCCAGATGGAATTAAACAGGCTGTACTTCTCACTTTGGGAAATTGGTATGAAAACCGACAAACTGTAATAACAGGAAGAACAGCAACAGAACTTCCTTTATCAAGTCAATACTTATTAGACCAATATAAAATACAAGTATGTTAAGCATCGGGCAACTTGATAGAAGAATAGAAGTACAATCTCCAACTTATAGAAAAGATAGTTATGGAGGGGAAACAAAAGTTTATGCTACTCTTTACACTTTATGGGCTCATGCAGATTGGAAGGCAAGCAGAAGAAAAGAAGAATCTCAGGAACAAGTACAAGGAACAGATTTAGTTTTTTATGTACGTAATTTAGGAGTTACAATTTTAGGAACTTATAGAATAGAATATGATTCTAAAACTTATATTATTCATGGGATAAAAGAAATAGATGGAAGAGAACAATTTTTAGAAATAGAAACAAAATTAAAAGATAATAACTGATGGCTGATGGTGTTACAGTTGAAACAAGAGGACTTAAAGAGATTGGACAAATGTTTAATGGACTTCCAAAAAGAGTTAATAAAGATTTGGTATGGGGAAGGTTTTGGAAAAAAATTACTGTTCCTTTGTTAGATGCTGCTATCGATCAAGCTCCAGTAGCTGATAGGGATGTTGTTTACCCACCAGATAAAAGTTTAAAAATTGCTAGAGGTACATTAAAAGAATCCCTTATATTTTTCAGAACATCAGCTTCAAGAAAAAAAGATGTTCATGGAGCGTATATTGGACCAAGAGTAAAAGGAAAATATAAAAAAAATATGGGTGGTTACTACGGCGCATGGGTGGAATACGGACATAGAAAAAAGGGTGGTGGAATGACAACAGCTAATCCTTATATGATGAGAGCTTGGAATCAAAAAAATGCAGTGGTTTTAGCAGATGGATTTTCAGAAGCTGAAAAAATATACATCAAAGCAGTGCAAGCAGATTTAAGAAGAATGAAAAAATGGGGAAGAGCCGCATATTAAAATGGATATAGGAAAAGCAATATATAAAATTTTAAGTGATAATATAGCTGTTGCATCTTTGGTAGGAACAAGGATTGCTCCAAATGTAATGAAACAAACGTCTGCATTTCCTTTTATTATTTATGATGTTTCATCTGATACTCCAGAAGGACAAAAAGATTCCGTTGCTTTATTAGATACTGCAACAATAATGATTTCTGCATATTCTAAAACTTATTCAGAAGCTTCAACTCTTGCAAACTATATAAGAACTGCTCTGGATAGAGTAAATGGTTTATATGTTGGAGTAAACATTCAAGCAATTAATTTTCAAGGTTACGATGATGTATTTGATGATATGAGTGGTTCGGATGGAATTTACAGAAAATCATTAAATTTTGATATTAGAATTTTAAATTCATTTAATAATATTTATTCAACTGCTTTTGATGGAGTTGATGATTACGTTGATATTGATTCAAGTGGATCTACAATAAATACATCTATTGGAAGTTTCTCATTATGGGCAAAATTAGGAACAATGGGTTCAAGTGGTTATTTTATTAATTATAGAGTTGACGCTAATAACCAAATTCAATTATTGTATCACGCTTCTTCAAATGAAGTAAGAATGAACTATAAAGCAGGAGGAACAGAAAATTCTTCTGTTTTAACTGATGCTATAGAAAATGATGGATTGTGGCACCATATTGCAGGAACATGGAATAGCTCAGGAAATGTAAAACTTTATTTAGATTCTACTTTAAAAGCTACTACTGCAATATCTGGAACTTTTGCTGGAACTCCTGCTTATGCTTCTATTGGAAGTAGTGGGGTTTCATCTTCTTATTATATAGGAAATATAGATGAAGTTAGTTTGTTTAATGTGGAACTATCTGCTGCAGATATTACAACTTTATATAATGATGGTTTACCTTATACAGTTGCGGCAGATACTGGATTGATTGGATGGTGGAGAATGGGGGATGGAACTATAACTGGAGATGCAATTGCAACTTTTCCAACTATTCCAGATGATAGCACAAATAGCAATAACGGAACAATGACTAACATGGCATTAGCAGACTTTGAAGCTGATGTTCCAGAATAAAGATATGGATAAAAAATATGTTATAATAGAAAAAAGCTACGTTGATTCAATAGACTTCCAACAAGTAATTGAAACTTCAAAAGCAACATTAAGATATAATTTAGATGGAATTAAAACAATAGTAAAATTTATTGGAGATGTTCCAGATTTTTTAAGTGGGGATAAAATATATTCTCATAGTGAAATAATAGAAACAATCAACAATCCAGATAATGGGTGGATTGATACAAACGAATAAAAAAATGGAAGATATTTATGCATTATACTATAATTCAGTTTCTAAAACTTATGAATTTGAATTAAAAAAAGATTACAAAAGAGGTGAAAAATTATTGCCTGCTGGAGTTAAAATAACAACAACTCAAGAGGGAATTGAATGGTTTTTAGAGAATGGATATGGAGAACCAGAAAAGAAGAAGGTAAAAAAAGAAACGAAAACAAAAAAAGAAGCTTCAGAGAAGGAGCAATAATTATAATTATAAACAATTTAAAAAAATAAAAAATGGCAAATGGAATTTTAAATGGTACGGATTTAAAGGTGTATATAACTCCTTCTGGGGGTACTGCAACCTTAATCGCGTACGCAACAAGTGCAACAATTAATATTAACCACTCCCCAAGATCGACCAGTAATAAGGAAGATGGGGGTTGGGAAAGTGCTATGGAGGGCTACAGAAACTGGGATGTGTCAGTAGACGCAATGTATGCTTGGTTAGATGCGGCTGGTAGTGCAATTGGAGGGTTAACTCTTAGTGAGTTATTTTCTACAATGATTGACACAAGAGTAACTACTTCGGTAACTTTTGGAGTAACAACAACAGCTGGTGGCGATACTAAATACACTGGAGATGTGTGGATGACTTCTGCGAGTCTTTCGGCACCGAATGAAGATTCTTCAACTTTTAGTGCAAGTTTTCAAGGAACTGGAGCATTAACACAAACTGTAAGTTAAATAAGTAATTAGAGCCTGCCCTTGCGTTTTCTTTTCTGAGTGCGGGGGTAGGTTTCTTTTAATATCAGAAAAGACAAAAACTTAGAAAAATGAAATATGAATTTTTAGAAATTGGAGATAATAAAATGCCAATAAGATTTGGATTTAACGCTCTTAGAAAATACAGCTTAAAAACTGGAGCAACTATGAATGATTTAAATAAATTAGCATCTGGACAATTAACTTTTAATGATGCTTTTTGTTTAATTTATTGCGGTTTAGAAGATGGTTACAGAGCGGCAAAACAACCATTTACATATAATATAGATGATGTTACTGATATGTTTGATGGTAACATGGATTGTATGGAAAAAGCTTTCGAGATATTAGGAAGAGCAATGGGGGATGGTAACGAAAAAAAGGTAAAGGCCAAGAAGGTCAAGAAATAGAACTAACTTGGCCTAAATTGGAACAGATAGCATTTGGACAATTAGGAATGAATGTTGATGATTTTTACGATATGTTACCAAGAGAGTTCTGGAACAAAGTAGATGGGTTTTATGAACTTGAAAATATGAGGCAAAGAAGTGATTGGGAACGTACCAGATGGAGCACTTGTTTATTATTAAACATACAACTCCCGAAAAACAAAAGTATCAAACCAACAGATCTTATGAGGTTTGAATGGGAGGAAGAAGCATTAAAAATAGATTTTGAAGAATTAAAAGCAAAAGCAGAATTATTTAAAAAATTAGAAGAACATGGCAAGTAAAGCAATAGGATTTTTAAATTTCAAATTTGGTGCTGATTTAAGCTCTTTTGAAAGAGCAATGAACAAAGCTCAAAAGAAGCTAAAAAAGTTTGGAAAGAATATACAAAAAACTGGGAAATCTTTAACAATGGGATTGACCTTGCCTATTGTAGCTTTAGGGGCTTCTTCGGTAAAAGCTTTTGATGAACAACAAAAAGCAATTGCACAAGTGGAAGCTGGTTTAAAATCAACAGCTGGAACAGTTGGATTAACTTCCAAAGAATTGCAAAAAATGGCTGCTGATTTACAAAAAACAACTTTATTTGGAGATGAAGAAATTTTAAAAGGAGCTACCTCACAACTTTTAACTTTTACAAATATAACTGGAGAACAATTTAAGAAAACACAAAAAATTACTTTAGATTTAGCAACCAGATTAGATGGAGATTTAAAAAGTTCTGCAATAATGCTTGGAAAAGCTTTAAATGATCCAGTTGCCAATTTATCTGCATTAAGTAGAGCGGGGATTCAATTTTCAGAAGAACAAAAAGCAACAGTAAAATCTTTAGTTGAAACAAATGATTTGGCGGGAGCTCAAACTCTTATTCTTGCAGAATTAGAGAAACAATATGGAGGAAGTGCTGAGGCTGCTGCTTTAGCTGGAATGGGGCCAATTACTCAACTTAACAATCAACTTTCTGATTTAAGCGAACAAATAGGAGCAAGACTTTTACCTTATATAAAAACTTTTGTGACATGGCTAACAGATATAGGAGAGAAATTTGACAGCCTTTCAGATTCAACAAAAGACAATATAGTGTTTTGGGGATTAATACTTGCTGCAATAGGACCAGTCCTTATAATTATTGGGAAAATGAGTGTGGGAGTCAGTACTTTAATTCCTTTGTTTAAAAAATTAACTACAGTTATTATTGCAAATCCTTATTTAGCTTTAGCTGCTGCAATTATTGGGGTTGCTGTTGCTTTAGAAGCATATATGCAAGCGACTTCTGGAGTAATAGATAAAAAAGAAGAATTAAATAATATTGAAAGAACAGCGGCCGCATCTATAGCTCCCCAACTAGCGAGCATTCAAAGATTGGTTTCTGTTTATGATAGCGAAAACAGCACTTTAGATGATAAAAAGAAAGCTTTAGAAGAATTAAAAAAATTATATCCAGACTATTATGGGGCTATTGATGAAACTACCTTTTCAACAGGGACTTTAAAAGCCGCAACAAATGATTTAACTAAGTCTTTAATGGATAAAGCTAGGCTGGTTGCATTTAGTGAAGGAATAGAAAAAATTACCGCTTCAATTATTGATCTTGAAATAAAAGGATCTACTACAGCTAAAACAAGTGTTGAGAAATTTTTAGGCCATGCTAATAAAGCGGGCGATATGTGGAGGTCATGGAGTACAAAAGTGGATGAAGGGAGTTTAAAAGAAAATAAACAGTTATTAAAATTATACACATCAGAATTTGAGAAATTAAGTGCAGAACTTGGTACATCTGTTATTCCAACAGTAAAGAAAGTTAGTCATGAAACAAAAAATTTAAATAAAGAAACAAAAGATTTAAATAAAGGAACAAAAGATTTAACAGACTCAACAAAACAATATTCGGATGCCATTTATGACAACATTATTGACTTAGGGGATCAATTCCAACAATATTCTTTAGTGGAAGAGCAAATGGAAGGAATGGTAACATGGACCACCAGACTAACAGATTCGCAAAAATTATTAAGTGGAGGAGCTGCTTTATTTGGAGATATTTTATCTTCTTCTTTAGAATCTGCTTTAGAGTCTCAGGAAAACTTTTTTACAATATTTATTAGAAACATAAAAAAAGCAATAACAAGTTTATTAATTGAATTGGCTATAATGACAATGATTGACGTTTTACTTGGAGGGAAAAATTTCAGTAAGGCTTTATTGACTGGAAACGCAATGAAGGTTATGAATATACCACAATTTGCAGAAGGAGGTTTGGTAACTGGACCAACTACCGCATTAATTGGAGAAGGACCAGGAACAACAACTGCTAATCCAGAGGTGGTAGCTCCTTTAGATAAACTTAAAGGCATGATTGGAGGTAGTAGTCAACATATAACAGTAACTGGAAAATTAATTGGAAATGATATATTTTTGAGTAATGCAAAAACTGGTGTGGATAGATTGAGAACAGTATAACAGAAAAGAAATGGCAAGAGCAGATTATGATTTAAATACCGCTAGAGATACAACTTTAGTTTCTTCTAATGGAACTGAATATACTTTAAATATTTTATGGACTGGAGCAGAAGATTTAACTGATATGACTTTAGGAGCAAGTGGAGCTCAAATATCCTATGAAAATCCAAACGACAAAGATAAAAATTCCTATATTTTAAGTTCTAAATGCACTATTCCTTTTTTAGTTCAAAATGCAACTGATAAAGCTTTTATTTTATCTCTTGCAACAACTTATCAGGAAAGAGATGTATGGATAACAATTAGAGAAACAACTGGAACAAATATTTTGTTATGGTGTGGATATGTGTTATTAGATTTAAAAGATGAACAAGACGTTAGTTATCCTTATGAAGTGAGTTTAACGGCTGTTGATGGGTTAGCTGCTTTAAAAGATAAACCATTTATAAGAGAGACGAATCTTGATACTGGAGCAGTGCCTACATTTCCATACATAACAAATGATACTTTTTACAATAGTGGGTTTTCTAATATTATTGGAGGAACATCCACAATAAAATGGTTGCCAGAATTACTTTTTAATACTGGGATGGTTTTAGAGGATGATGGAGATGGCGCAACATATTTAGAAAATTATAAAATACAAACAGCAGTTAATTTATATAATGAAGGCCATCCAACTCCCGCTGCAGATATAGATCCTTTACGGTATACTCAGTTAGATATGCAAAGGCTTTATTCTTTTGATACTGATAACAATGTAAATGTTCCCAACTGTTATCAAGTTATGGAATATCTGTGTAAGAATTTTGGAATGAGATGTATTTATTGGCGGCACGTTTTCTATTTTGTAGAAATAGATGCATATAATACAGATGAAGATGCTGCTGGAACTGCTTTGAACCCCATAAATATTCCTACAAGACAATATTTTTATCAAGGAGGGTTTGATGCAAATCAAAATTATGTTGGAAATAAAGATTTAACTCCTTATGATTTAACCTTAGAAAATTTATCTGCTCCAGGCGAAGGGTTACAAAAATTATCTGGAACAATTTATTCTGGACTTCCTGCAATAAAAACAGCAAATGGAACTTATTTTTCAAATGTTGGAACAAATGTTTATAGGGGATTTCCTTTATTTCCACCTACTTGGAGTACGTCAGGATCTGAAGTTGTTTACAGCAGATATCCTTATGACGCAACAGGAGCTAGAGCTTGGGGTACAATGGTAGATGCTGCAAATGCAGATGGAATAAATTTAGAAGTTTATTTAAGTTTTAAAAACACTACAAGCGATACACTGTTTTTTAGATCATTGTTTTATTTAGTTGCAAAACCTAGCTCTTACACTGGAGATCCGTCAGTTCCAGAACCTTGGAAGGTATGCAAAAGATCAGTTTCTGCTCCCCTTGAATATGCTTGGGATGATTGGGATGGACCTATTGGACAACCTTACACTGGATCGAGTGGACTATTAAGAGGGGCTAGGCAGGGATGTCACATTCCTACAGCTGCAGTAATAGACCAAACTGTTGGAATAAAAGCTTATTCTACTGCTCAAGATCCTTTTTGTTCAAATGGAGTTTTCCCAGTGGATGCTGCTTTTACTGGTTCATGGGATTTTACAATTTTAACTTTTACTTGTTATGATTCAGACGTATATTCTACACTGAGAGGTTTTGATGGAACGGTAGGAGCAACTAATTATGGTTCTACTCACAATCATGGACAAATTTATAGCTTTGCTTCTTCATCCCAAACAAATTATGATGGAACTCCTGTAAAGATATGGAGAGATTTAACAAAATATCAGTATGACTACGATAACACGATTGACGCAAGTGGTGTAACTCCTTTTCTGGGGAATTTATCTTTATCAAGTGCAGGGCAAAATATTGCAACAAATATTGAAATAGATGTAGTAAATAAAAATACATATATTTATAACGCTCTCAATTATTTTTGGGGGGATGGAGAAACGACCAAAGTTTCTTCTGATGGTACTAATTATGTTTTTGCTTCTTCAGATGGTAAATGGGTAAAACCAACTTATGCTTGGAATAACGGAACTTCAGTTTTTGATTATACAGTAGGCGCTTATGACAAAAAATTAGCTGAATTGCTTTTGTTAAATATTCTTTACAATCAAAGTGTATTTTTAAAACAATTTAATGGAACAACTGCATTATCTGAAACAAATAAAAATTATAGTGGAACTACCTTAATGAAATATATGAATCCAATTGGGAAACTAACAGATTTGGATAGCAACCAATATCAATTAATGAGAGGAACTTTTAATTTACTAACCGATGAATGGAACACCACAATGAATCAAGTTTTTTATGAAGTACCTTCTGAAACAGTAAATATAGGAGAGCAACAAGTGGCGGCAAATTCAGTAACAATATAAAAATGGACTATAAAATAGTAAATAATTCATCTATTGGAGGAAATACTTTTGAACCTTCAAAGAACTCTGGACAAAGAATAGGTTTGGCTCGTGTAAATTCTATTAATTTATATAACGGACTAACTATAACCTCAATAGATGTTACTGCTACTGCTTATGATATGAAGCAAAGGGATGTAATTAATATTGGAGGGCAAAAACTAACATTAAGCGCTGATGAGGCTGCTGGATCAACTACATTGGCAGTTAGTTCAACAGTTCTTGATTTTGATATTGAGTTACATGATCTTATTGAAATTGACAAACAAGATCTTTTTGTTCAATACCAAAGAAAAACTGCTGGATCAATTGCTGGGATGACAGTTAGTGCTGATACGTTTGGTCCAATTTATTATAATTCTGCTGAGGATACTTTTAACATTACTGGTGTTGATCCAACTTATGTAAAAATATTGCCAAGAGATTTTATGATTAATGATGATGGTTCTGATGAAGCTTTAAATTTTAAAGATTCTTCTAATTCCGGTGTTCAGGTTGGAACAGCTGCTCAAGAAATGCTAGCAACAGTAAACATTCCTTATGGTACAACTGCAACTCATGTAACTATTTGGGGTTCTAATACTACCAAAACAGTTGAAGTTTATGAATGTGGAGTTAGCACAAATGGAATTGGATCTACAATTGGAACAGGAACTACTAATGGAGTGGCAATAGATATAGACGATACAGCCGCAACAACAACAAATTATTTATTAATATTAGTAAAAGTAAACGCTGCTTCTCAGAGAATTTATGGAGGTCAAGTTACTTTAACGCAAAATTAAATTAAAAAAATGAACGATACAACACAAGTTTTATTAGCAAATGGAGGAGCAACAGCATTGACAATAACGGAATGTAATTCAATATTAACTCTTATTTCAATTAGTCTTGCAATTATTTTTACTATTTATAAATTCTATAAACTATCCAAGAAATAAACACAATAAAGTTAATAACTTTTAGATAATCAATGTTTTATAATATTATTTTTTATAATTTTACAAAATGAGATATTTTAATATATCTGAATTTGATTCTGGATTGCCTAATGAAAAAGGTTCTGGAAAAAACATGAGTCCATTGTTTTTAGACTTCATAGATGAGTTAAGAGCTAGATGTGATTTTTCTTTTAGAGTAACCAGTGGATTCAGAACACAAGATTACCATGATTCTTTAACTAAAAGAGGTTACCACACTATAAAAAATTCTGCACATTTAAAAGGACTTGCTGCAGATATAGCTATTTCAGATAGTGTAAAGAGAGCGTTATTTGTAGGCCACGCTTTACAACTTGTCCATGAATTAGGACTACCTTTTCGTGTTGGAATAGCTGGGAAATCAAAAGGTAATTTTTGTCATATAGATATAGATGAAGAAAAGACTAATCCAAGATTATGGATATACTAAAACAGTCAAGGGATAAGACTGAAAATTTATCTCAACAAATTTAAAAATAAATAAATTTAAAAAAATAAAAAAAATGAAAAACGCATTAATGGCAATTTTAAAATCAAAGAAATTTCTTTTAGGAATTTCAGGAATCGTGATACCAGTAATAATGAAGGCTTTTGACTTGGATGCTGAGTTAGCTGATCAAGTATGGAAAACAGCTTTGTTATTGATAATCGGTCAATCTGCATCAGACTGGGGTAAAAATTCTAAATAAGAATTTTGAAAAGCAAGTATTTAGAATATAAGGACGAAATATTAGAGCTTTTTGACAATGGACAAAATTATATTGAAATATCCGACTACCTTATAGATACATATAGTCTGGATGTTTCAGTTGATTACCTCAGAAAACAAGTTAGAGAAGTAGTACATTATTTAATTGCAGACAAAGATATTGTTGAATATAATATCAGACTTGCAAAACAAAAACAAAAGTTTCAGGATCTAAATAGAATTGAACGCAAATCATTTAGAGAGGGTACAAGACAAGAAAACGCTTTAATAGAGTATAACACCGAAATAATAAAACTATTAAAGAGAGAGTCTTTAAACACTAAACTCAGTAAAAAGAAACACAATACCGAATCTGTAATAGTTATCCAGTTAGCTGATTTGCACCTAAACGAGTTAGTTGAGATTGAAAGCAATAAATATGATTTTGATATTGCTTCAAAGAGGCTACAAAAATACGCTTATAAAGTAAAAGAATATATTAAATTCCACAAAGCAAATAAAGTATTAATTGCAATTACTGGAGATTTAATAAATTCCGATAGAAGATTAGATGAAAAACTAAGCATGGCAACCAATAGAGCAAAAGCAACCTTTTTAGGAGTTCATCTATTAAAACATTTTATATTGGATATAAACGAAATTGCAGAAGTTCAGGTTTGTTGCGTTACTGGAAACGAATCCAGAGTAAATATAGATTTGGGTTGGGTTGATATGGTTGCTTCTGATAATTACGATTTTACAATATTTGAAATGTTGAGGTTACTTTTACCAGATATTAATTTTTTAAGGGGAGATGCTTTAGAACTGGTTGTAGAAATAAACGGAAAAAATATGTTAGTGATCCATGGTCACCAATTAGGAAGAATGGATAGTAATCAGGTTGGAAAAGTAATAAGTAAATATAGTGCAAAAGGAGTTATAATAGACTTTATAATATGTGGGCACCTCCATGAAACTATGATTCGTGATAACATTGCAAGATCGGCGAGCCTTGTCGGGAGTAATTCTTACAGCGAAAACGCTTTAAATTTAAGTGGAACAGCCGCTCAGAATATCTATTGCTTTACTGATGATGGCAGACATGATGTAAGGATAGACTTACAAGAAACAAAAGGATGGGATGGATATAACATAAAAGAAGAGTTATTTGCTTATAATGCAAAGAGTGCACAAAAAACTCATAAAAAAGAAACAATATTTAAAATAATTATTTAATATTGTACTGTATTTGTTTTAGTAAATTTAGTTAGTGGAAAAGGGAGTGGAATTTTAAAGGGGTTCTGCTCCTTTTTTTTATAGTTTACGTTATAACTAACGAAAAATCAACGAAATGTTAGTAACCAAAACACACAAAAAACGAAAAAACTTTCATTTGCTAGGTTAAAAATAAATGTAAAAAAGTTTGTAGATGTTAAAAACTTAGTTATATTTGTACCAAGTTTAACAAATAAAACTAAATAAAATGAAAACAACAAAACACACATTTAACAAAGTATCAAAAAAAGAAAACTTATTTATAAAGATAAAATCTGCATTCAGCGGAATGACTGATTGTTGTGAGTCTTATAATGGTGGGTTTGAAAAGGTAGAAAAAACAACAAGTAGCATAAAAAACACTTATGGAATCAACGGAGCTTGGTTAGTTGGTGGAGGTAGAGATTATTTTGAATTATATGAAGATGAAAATATTTCAGGAATTTATGTTTACAATTGTTGTGGTTCTTTTATAATAGGGACAGAAAAATAATAAAATAAAGGGGGTGTAAAAGCCCCCATTTAAAACTAAATAAAATGCATAAAATAACTAATAAGGAAACAGGGTTTCAACAGTACATGAGCGATGCAGAAGCGGCTAACTTTATTTACCATAACGGAACTGATAATTATAAAATAGAAGAAATTAAAGGATATGACTTTGGAAACTTCTTTGCCTTTATTGTGTTCTTAATTTTAATGGGTACGTTTACAATTGGTGTTATGTACTTTTCAACTCTTTAATATGGAAAAGAAATTAAAAGAAGCAAGATTTGCATTAATGACTATGTTTGAAGTATTGGAAAAAGATATTCTATATATGAACAGTAGAAAACAACCAATAGTGCATGCAAGAATGTTTTATAACTATTACTTATGGAAAAAACATAAGATTCCTCACAACCATATAAAAAACTATATTGAGGGAATGCATCATGCAACAAGCATATACTTAAAAAACAAATTAGAACATGATATGAAAACTTATGATTCAGTTGCTATGGAATGGCAAACATTTTTGTTTTTTGCAGACTATCAAGAATGGAAACAACAATCAAGCATAAAAGATATGCAAACTAAATATATAATATAAATAAAAAAAACTATGAAAGGAATTTTAGCTACAGGAAACACCGAAACAAAAAGAGAAATTGTACCATCTGGAACTCATGTTGCAAGATGTTACTCTATGATCCATATTGGAACAGTAGAATGGGAATATCAAGGAGAAAAGAAACACTCAAATAAAATAAGAGTTAATTTTGAACTTCCATTTGAGATGAGAGATTTTGGAGGGGATGAAAATCCAATGGTAATAAGTAAAGAATATACTTTATCATTACACGAAAAATCTAATCTAAGAAGAGATTTGGAAGGATGGAGAGGTAAATCTTTTAATAATAAAGAGTTGGCTCATTTTGATATAACTAACTTAATAAGTAAAGAATGTAATATATCTGTTATTCATAAGACTTCAAAAAGTGGAAATGAATTTGCTCAAATAGGAAGTATCTCAGGAATATCAAAAGGAACTAAGTGCCCGAAACAAATCAATGATTCTTTTATTTTTAATTATGAAGATAATTTTAATGAAGAATGGTTAGAACTACAGCCAGAATGGATTAAAGAACAGATTAAAAATACTGATGAGTACCAAAATAAAATGAATCAGAAAAAATTTAAAGATACTCCAACTGATGATATGCCATTTTAATTATGTTAAAAGGATTTGAAAAACTAACAGATGAATTAACGGATGATGAACTTAAGAAAGTTCCATCTATTATTAAAGGTATTGGAAAACGTATTGGAAAAGAAAATGCAGTAACTTCTAATATTATTTGCAAGAAAATGAATTTGATTGGGGTAAGACTTAGAAAAATAATTCACTTCATAAGAATAAATAATTTACTTTACGGATTGTGTTCTAACTCAAAAGGATATTATGTTGCAAAAAACATTAAAGAACTTGAGGACAATAATAAAAGTTTACAACAAAGAATTTCATCTCAAATAGAAATATTAAACGCTCTTGAAAAACAATCTGTTATGTTTGGAGGAACTGGAGAACAAACTGATTTTGAATGAACATAAAAAGAATCCAGAAAAGTAAGAACTATTCTATTATTTCTAATGAAATATTAAGAAGAAAAGATTTGAGTTTAAAGGCAAAAGGATTGATGAGTTTAATATTATCTTTACCAGATTCATGGGATTTAACTGTGAACGGATTAGTTGCTATAGTAAAAGAGTCAAAGAACACCATTTACTCCGTTTTAAAGGAACTTAATGGGTTTGGATATGTAGAACGTAACAGAGTAACAAATCTTAGTGGAAAGGTTGTTAAATGGGAACTTCTTGTTTATGAAAAACCACTTACCAAAAAACCAGAACTTAAAAAACCAGATGTGGAAAACTGCACACAAATAAGTAAAGATAATAAAATAACTACTAATCTAAATAAGATATATTGGATTGATGAAATTAAAGACTTAAATTATCCAAAAGAAATGAAAGAAGATTTTAAAAGTTACTGGTTAGAGGAAACGAAAAGTGGAAAGACAAGACAATCCCTCCAGCGTACTTGGAACACTGAAAGAAGATTAAAAACATGGTCCAAGAATGATAACAAATGGAACAATAAAAAAACATCAAAAATAGATGCTCAAATTGATTCTTATGTTGGAGCATTAAATTTATTAGAAAAGAAATACAAAAACTAAAATAATGAAAAACTATAACGAAAACAAAAATGTTTATGAAGCTGCAAATGAAAGAATTGATTTTATCTTTAATAATTTTGAAAGAATTTACATGTCTTTTAGTGGTGGTAAAGATTCTGGAGTAATGTTAAATCTTGTATTAGACTACATGAGGAAAAATAATATAACTGATAAAATAGGATTAATGGTTTTAGATAATGAAGCTAATTATGAATATTCTTTAAAATTTATGCATAAAATAATAAAAGAAAATATAGATTTATTAGATGTTTATTGGTGCTGTTTACCAGTAACACTTCCTTGCACTGTTAGTAGTTATGAAATAGATTGGCAATGTTGGGGAGTTAATGATGAAAAAAGATGGATAAGGCCTATGCCAGATGAAGACTATATAGTTAATATAGATAATCATAAATTTGATTTTTTTATTGAAAATATGTCTTATGATGAATTTTGGGATAAATTTGGAGAATGGTATGCACAAGATAAAAAATGTGCAAATTTTATAGGAATTAGAACTGATGAAAGTTTAAATAGGTATAGAGCTATAATGAACAAAAACAAAACCATGATCAATAATTTATGTTGGACTAAAAAAAATACAAAAAATTGTTATAATGTATATCCTATTTATGATTGGAGAACAGAAGATGTTTGGATAGCTAATGAAAAATACAATTGGATATATAATGAACTTTACGACATATTTTGGAAGGCAGGACTAACCATTGCTCAAATGAGAGTTGCAAGTCCTTTTATGAGTGAATCTAAATCAAGTCTAAATTTATATAGAATTATTGATGGTCATGTTTGGAGTAGATTGTGTGCTAGAGTTTCAGGCGCTAATTTTATAGCTACTTATGGAAAACAATTAACTTACAAATCCTTTACCTTGCCAGATGGTCACACTTGGAAAAGTTTCTGTAAATTTTTATTAGATACGCTACCAAAAGAATCTGGAGAAAATTTTAAGTTGCGCTTTATTCAATCATTAAAATATTGGTGGAGAGTAGGGCGGGGCTTAGAAGATGAAGTGATAGAAGATTTAACTAAAAATAAAATTGATTTTAAGTTAGGAGAAAAAACAAGACATGGGAGAAAAGATAAAACATGCGTAAGAATGATTCCTCCAGATCATTTAGATATGTTAAAATGTCATAATTCAGATGTTACAAGTTGGAAAAGATTTGTAATTACAATATTAAAAAATGATCATACTTGCAAATATTTAGGGTTGGCTCCTACACACGAACAGGCAAAACGACAAAGAATAATTCAAAACAAATATAAAAACATATAAAATGAAAGTAATTAATGAAAACGATTTAACAGGAACAGAAAGAGATGTTAAATTTAAAGAAGGTAGAAGTATTAGAATGATATTAGAAAAGGATGGAATGGGATTCTCATTTCACAAAACTATTATTCCAAAGGGGCAAAAAGGACATTGGCACTATAAATATCATAAAGAATCATGCTATTGCATACAAGGAAAGGGAATATTAACAAATTTAACAACTAAAGAAAAACATAAAATTAATGTTGGAGATATTTACATATTAGATAATTATGATAATCATACTTTTGAATCATTAGAAGATGTTATTTTAATATCTGTATTTAATCCTCCAATTAAAGGAAATGAAATACATCAAAAAGATGGATCATATAAAAACTAACTAAAAAAATTAAAAGAAAATGAAAACAGAAAAATTTTTATCTCCAGTTTACAATGTATTAAGAGTACATATAAGCAAAGTAAAGGCAAATGATTATAATCCAAACGCAGTTGCTCCTCCAGAAATGGAGCTATTAGAAACTTCTATTTGGGAAGATGGTTATACTATGCCAATTGTTACTGTTTATGATCCAGAATCAGAAATGTATATTGTAGTAGATGGATTCCATAGATACTCAACAATGATTAACAGTAAAAGGATAAGAGAAAGAGAGGAAGATCATTTGCCAATTAGTGTTTTAAATAAAGATATTTCAGACAGAATGGCCTCCACAATTAGACATAATAGAGCTAGAGGAAGTCATAATATAGATTTAATGAGTACAATTGTAAGTGAATTAGTTGAAATGGGAAAAGGAGATGCTTGGATATGCAAACATATTGGAATGAGTAAAGATGAATTATTAAGAATGAAACAAATAACTGGATTATCTTCTTTATTTCAAAATAAAGACTTTTCACAAAGTTGGGATGCTGAGGTATGATAAAACAAATTTTTATTCCTTACTGGAAATGGGAATGCTATAAAAGTAAAATGTATAACAAAATATCAAAAGAAGATGAAGATATTAAAAAAGAATTATGTTTTAATTTAATGAACGATACAAAAGAATTTAGCAGATCAATGTATGATGTAGTTAAATTATGGAATTTAACAATGTTAAATCATCTTTCAAATAAAAGTTTAAACAGAAAAGCTTTTGTTGGTCAATGTGCGTGTTATTACAAATATCAAATACCAGAATATATTACAAGACAAGTTTGGAAAAGTTTAACTAAAGAAAAAAGTATATTAGCAAATAATGAAGCTATAAAACATATTAAAAGATGGGAGTACAAAATAAAATTAAACAATATATTAAATTATGGGAATCAAGATGTTATAAAAAAGGAATACCAGATGAAGCTCCAATTCAAATAAGTGATAAAGTACCTTCATATAAAAAAATTTGTTTATCAATATTAAAAAATGATTATAAGGATTTAGGATATATTCCAAAAAAAAGTAAATATTATTCAATTTTGAAAAGAATAGAAATAGATCAAAGGGAATATTATGGAAAACAATTAAAGTTAAAATTATGAAAGAACTAACTAAAAAATGCATAGGACTAATATCAAACACCTTAGTTCAATTAGGACAAACAAAATCTGATAAAGATATTCTTATTCTTGCTTCTACTCTTGCTGAGGATTTAATGAGAGATTGGAGTAATTTAAGTTGGAATGATGTAGAGGAGGCTTTTAGATCTGGAATAAGAGGAGAGCGTTTTGTAGTGAACGTACAAACTTATTACATTTGGTTAAGAGCTCAAAAGAAATTGATTGATGAAGATATATGGAAAAAGAATAATCAGGTAACGTACAGACCAGACAAAAGATTAATTTACAGAAGTAGAAAAGGAACTGGACTGCTAACTATTAAAAAACTATTATGATAATACCTAAAATAAATGTAAACAAAAAAAGGTTCTGGGATAATAAATGGATGGAAACAAAAAAGGTAACAGCAACAAATCATTTATTAAAACCTACACAGATAAAAAACTCTACTGTTTTAATTAATACAATAGATAATGGAGTACAACAAAAAGTTGATTGTAAATACTTTGGTGTGGATATTATTATAGTTGGAACAGAACTTCAACAATATCGTTTAATGAGTTATTTAATGCAACAAAACGGATGGCAAATTAAAGATAGTTGGGATTTTAAAATGGAAACTGAATTTAAAGAATGGTATAAAGAAAATGAATGTAATCCTTATATAATTAATTTAAACTATTGGAACTTATGAGAAAACCACACAAACAAATAAAGATTCATTCTCAACTACATAGATTTTTAAATGAGGAAGGACTTAGTAATGTAATGATTGCAGACTTTTTAAATATATCAACAGTAACTTTAAAAAAACTAATGACAAATCCAAAACAACTAAGAGTTCAAAATATATTTGATATTTGCGAATATACTGATGTAAGTTTTGATTTTGTTATTTCTTTAATTGAAGATAATTAACAATTCAATGTTTACAACTTTAACAACAAAAGAAACATATTTAAAAATTATTTATAAATTTGTAAAATGGAAATAATAATAAAAACATTTAAAGTTATAACTCTAATGTTAAATGCTATTTTTTTAATTCCAATACTTTTTATAATATATTTAATAACTTTAATATTAGGATCGCTTGAAAGCCTTTGGAAAAATAGTTAAAGGAAAAATTATCTTTGATGACAAGGCAAAGTTTATGAATGATATTGCTAAATTTGATGATGATATTAAAATTGTTATTGAAGTAAGAGAGGCAAAAGATATTAGAACAAACGCTCAGAATAGATT